CCAAGAATATTGTAGCAAGCGGACAAGCAGATTGGGCCACGGTGCAAATCAGTTATGCTATTGGATTAGCACAGCCTATGAGTTTTTATGTTGAAACTGCTGATACCACGCAAAGCAGGTTGTTAACCAAATGGATTGAACACAATGTAGATTTAACTCCCAAAGGTATTATTGAACGGTTTAATCTGTTCCGTCCAATTTATAGTAGCACAACTAACTATGGACACTTTGGTAAAGACTTTTTGCCATGGGAACGAGTTGATTTATTCTAAGGATATATATGAACAAATTTATTAAAAAACTTTTTGGTATTGATAAAATTGAGGAAGAAACAAAGCGGGCTGTTGAAGATGCTGAACGTTCTACTAAGATTGCCAAAGAAGCAAGTGAGCAGGCTGACCGAGCACAAGAAACAAAACGTCTTGCTCAGCTGAATCCGAAAGAGCTTGCTACGGAAAAGAAAGAGCCGTGGATAGCAGTGATAGATACCCATGTCAATAAAGAAAACATTCGTAATGGATTCTTTGAACTTGACTGGAATGAATATTTTGTGTTACAATTACGTGAAGCCGGATATACCGGTGAAACTGAAGAAGCAATAGTCGATCAATGGTTCCAAGAACTTTGCAAAAATGTAGGGTCCGAAGCGGATGTTAACATGGAACGTAGAGGCAGTGGATACGTTAGTCGAGCATTGCGTGACGATGGTAAAACGGAATTTTCCTAATGAATAAAACATACATACTTGTAGATACCGCAAATACATTCTTTCGAGCAAGGCACGTCATTCGTGGCAGTCTCGAAGACAAAGTAGGCATGAGTCTTGCTACAGTATTGGGCAGTGTGAGAAAAGCGTGGCGCGACTTTAAGGGTGATCACGTTATCTTCTTTTTGGAGGGGCGCAGCTGGCGCAAGGACTTCTATGCTCCTTACAAGCGTCAACGCACAGAAGCTCGGGCGGCACAGAACCCACGAGAGATGGAAGAAGACAAGGCATTTTGGGAAACGTTTGATAACTTTAAAGAGTTTATTACAGAAAAGACCAATGCTACAGTATTACAACATAAACAACTCGAAGCAGATGATCTTATTGCAGGCTTCATTGAAGCACACCCAAATGACACCCATGTTATTATTTCGACAGATGGCGACTTCGCACAATTGATTGCACCCAATGTAAAACAATATAACGGTGTCATGCAAATTACAACCACACATGAAGGCTACTTTGATGAAAAAGGTAAGCGAGTAGTTGATAAGAAAACTAAAGAAGTTAAGCCGGCCCCTGATCCAGAATGGCTTCTGTTTGAGAAGTGTATGCGTGGTGACACATCAGACAACGTCTTTAGTGCATATCCGGGAGTTCGTGAAAAGGGCACAAAGAATAAAGTTGGTCTCCGAGAAGCATTTGCAGATCGAAATTCCAAAGGATATAATTGGAACAATCTCATGCTTCAAAAGTGGACAGATCACGAAGGCGTAGAGCACCGTGTGCTCGATGATTACAATCGAAATAAACTATTGTGTGATCTAACTGCACAACCTGCTGAGATAAAACAAATCATAAGTGATGTAATCAATGCGGAAGAACACACAACAAAAAATATCTCACAAGTTGGTATTAGACTTTTGAAATTTTGTTCAACATATGATCTTCAAAAGATCAGTGAACAGGTGCAGAGTTACGCAGATCCTCTTAATGCAAGATATGCGTCATGAAAATTTGCCGATACACCGACACCTGTATCAATAAAGAATATTGCGAGGAGGAAAAAATGCATGTAGTATCAAAAACTTTAATTCCAAACAAGGAATGGATCTTAGAAGATCATGGTCAAAAAATTGGAAGTATTGCTAAGAACAAAAAAGGTTATTGGTTTTTAAGAAAAGGTCAAGCATTTGTTTATAAGAACCTAGAAGAAATTACAGCAGAGCTAGGAATAAATCTAGTTGAAAGTCCACCGGTGCATAAATTTGAAGTAGAAACTTCCGGATATTCAATTTATAATTACCCCTGTAGCAGTAAACCATTTGAACCTGTATATAATGTAAGGAAAAAATTACCTTTATTTGCCAAAAGCGATAAAAGTAAAAGCCAATACTGTGCAGGTTACTATGTAATTAAATTTAAAAAAGGTTGGGTCAAATCCCTTTGCCCTAAATTAATTACATTAGAAAGAAACAATTATCACGGACCTTTTAAAACAGAAAACGAAATGAAGCTTGTGTTAAACACTGTTAATAAGTTATGAAAAAATTAAACACTTTGCCAATTGAAGATTTTTTAGATAAAGCACGAGTTGCAATAAAAAGCAATCAAAAGTCCGTAACACTTTCTATAAAAGAAACTGCCGATTTACAAAATAGTCTTAGTCTTGTTATGACTAGACTTGCAGGTAACTATGAACAACTGGCATCGACACAACCACCTGAAAAAATAGAAATTAAAGTAGATGGTGGTAAATTTTAATGGGATCGTTATATACAAAAACATTAGAACTCTACGGACAAGGCCAAACTTTTATTGAAACTGGTTCTCATTACGGATATGCGTTAGAAACTGCTAGACAATACGGATTTAACACTATTCACGGCATTGAATTAAAAGAAGAATTGTATCTATACTGCAAAGACAGGTTTGCAAATGAGACAACCGTAAAAATATGGTTAGGAGATTCGGTTGATGTCTTAAAAGAGATTATGCCAGGCCTTACAGGGCTTGCAACAATCTGGTTAGACGCACATGCAAGTGGCCCTGATTTACCAGGAGGAATTTATGGTGGTAGTCCTTTATTAAAAGAACTCGAATCAATTGCGCTTTCGCCTTGCAAGGAGCATGTATTATTCATCGACGATTGTAGATTATTCGGATCTCACGAATGGGATTTTGTATCAAAAGAAGATGTGTTGACAGCTATATTTAAAATTAATCCTACTTACAGAATAACATACATGGACGGGGAACCCGACGGCACGTTTCCCAACGACATTATGATTGCATCGACCTTTTTATAATAGTTTGGGCTAAATATATACGCACTTTTCGGAGAACGTATGTATGAGCAGGCCAAAGCCAACAGTATTATTAGAAATAACGAATAAAAAGAATTATAAAACGGAACAAGTTTTAGAAGCCGATGCCATTTGGGCTGTTTTTTATCAAGATAAACCAATAAATTTAAAGACCAGTAGTATAGTTGCACAGCAGTTAGGCCCTAAGTATAAGAAGGTTAGTTTCTCAAATAGTGGTCATGCGTTCAATTTAGCAGAGAAACTTAATAAACTATTCAATACTACAGACTTTTCTGTTTATAAACTAACAACTGGCGAAAAAATTGCCAATGAATCTGAAGCATGAAATAACTAAAGTAGTATTAGAGTCATTAGGACTGTCTGCTAGCGATCAACGAATTAAAAAAACAATACCCACCTGGTGGTTTAGCACTCGAAACAAAGACAAGGGCGGCCTAAGATTAACCGAGCAAGGGTTTGAATGCTTACAAAAAGCCGATATCAAGTGTTACGAAATCAAATTTGACGAACCTATTGTTGTCACAAACGAACTTATAATTTGGATAGATCAGAATATTGACTGTCCATTTTTCTTGACCCATAAGCAAATTTTTGTATTTGGAGAGAAACTTGCAGTTCAATTAGTGTTGTTTTCTGGCAACATTGCAAAGTTTCATAGAGCTCAAAAAAGATTTACAGAAAAACAAAAAACATCTTGACAAGACTGCAGATCTTTGCTACAATAGTGACACTGTAAACAATTTCCTTCAACAGTTTTTTAAAGAAAGAGCACTATGTCTAAAGAAATTTCCGCTAACCGCACTGTTAGTCCCAACGAAGCTAAGGCAGCTATCCGTAAATGCTTGAAAAAGCAACGGCCTGTTTTCATGTGGGGAGCCCCAGGTATTGGTAAATCCGATATTGTTAAACAACTTGGCGAAGAATCCGGTCGCGAAGTTGTCGACGTTCGACTATCACTTTGGGAACCTACTGACATTAAGGGTATCCCATATTACAATTCTACAGCAAATACCATGTCTTGGGCACCTCCTGCAGAACTGCCCACTGACGAAAACAGCACCGCAATTCTGTTCTTGGACGAATTGAACTCTGCGGCTCCTGCTACACAGGCAGCGGCATATCAGCTGATTCTTAATCGTCGTGTTGGAACTTATGTTTTACCAAAAGGTGTTTCAATTGTTGCCGCAGGTAACCGTGAAACTGACAAGGGTGTTACTTATCGTATGCCTGCTCCGCTGGCTAACCGTTTCTTGCACTTGGAGCTTCGCGTAGATTTTGAAGATTGGCACCAATGGGCTGTTAGCAATCGTATTCACGAACAGGTTGTGGGTTATGTTGGCTTTGCTAAACAAGATCTGTATGACTTCGATCCAAAGTCTAGCTCACGGTCGTTTGCTACTCCACGTAGCTGGTCATTTGTGTCCGAATTGTTGGACGAAGATGACATTAGCGAAAACACTTTGACTGATTTGGTTGCAGGTGCAGTCGGCGAAGGTCTTGCTGTTAAGTTTATGGCTCACCGTAAGGTTGCTAAACAAATGCCTAAGCCAGAAGATATTTTGGCAGGTAAGGTTAAGAAATGTGATATCAAAGAAATCTCTGCGATGTATTCACTTACTATTAGCCTGTGCTACGAGCTTCAAGAAGCTGACCGCAAGAAGATCAAAGATTGGGATGCAATGGCAGACAATTTCTTTGGCTTTATGATGGATAATTTCCCAACTGAATTAGTTGTTATGGGTGCAAAGGTTGCGTTGACTAACTATCAACTGCCATTTGATGCGTCCAAACTTGCTAACTTTGACAAGTTCCACGACAAGTATGGAAAATACATTATCCAAGCAATGGAAGGTTAAAATTGGACCCTTAGGGGTCCTTTTTTACTTGCTCTTTGGTATTAATGACTATATAATAGTGTATTGCAATAAGGAAACGATATGACTTCAGTGATGAAATCCGAAAAAATGAAAAAGCAAGATTGGACAGACAAGACGTTTACTCTTGCAGAACAAGCCAAAATTGTAGACAAGCTAATTACGGCCCGAGTAGGTCTGTTGCTTCGTCATCCGTTTTTTGGTAATATGGCAACTCGCATGAAAATGATTGAGGCCTCTGACTGGTGTAACACTCTTGCAACTGACGGTCGTAATTTTTATTACAATCTCGGCTTTGTTAATAAACTAACTCCCAAAGAAGCCGAGTTCGGATTTGCACATGAAGTTCTCCACAACGTGTTTGATCATATGGGCCGACGTGATGGTCGCGACCCACAACTGTCTAACATTGCCGCCGACTTTGCAGCCA